ACGGAGGAAGCAATGGTTTGGCGTAAATGGTGGGGCTGGGGCTGGTAACACTACGGTTCACCGAGCCGAAAGGAAAGAGGTAACGAGAATGAGCGATTCGAATGAGGCTTCGGTGCAATCCGTTGTTGTGCCGTTGCGTTTAGGGGAAGCATGGTTGCACGTTAAAGCATTGTGGCCAGACGCTGACTGCATTATCAAAAAAGACGATATGGTTCTTACGGATGTCGTAAAGCGAGGAAATTCAATTGAACAAGCGGTTTCATTGCGTTTTACCAACATCGATTGGCCGGAAGGGGTGACGAAGTATCCAGAGTCGGCATAACGCACAGGATAACCCAGTGCGAGGAGTAAACATGGACAACGAAAAACAGCCGAACGAGCACTTGGGTTCATCCGATTGTTCGTCGGATGATTGGGATTCCTCGGATGACGAAGTCATTGACACCGAGTGTGACCATTGCGGAGAAATGAAGCGATGTTGTCTCACGGACGATCCGTACATGAGTGAAGTACACCCAGAAGAGGAAAATCCGGAGTCGTACTGGTGTTATCAATGTTGGGACATCCGACACGGAGACATATAGACACAACCGATCGATTAAGACGAACAATCATTATATGGAATTACACATATCACGGCGTTATGGGGAATTCAACATATCACGGAGGAGACATGTTAGCGATCGACCAATTAACCAAAGACCGCGTTCGGTGGTATCTGAAGTACGAAGAGAACGATTACTCAGGCGACCTATACGCGATGTTTCGCGATTGGTGGCACAAGCGACGCGGCGTCGCTAAGTGGGAACTTGACGGCGAAAAGTACTGGCATCAGAAATGGATTGCGATGGTCAACCATGAACGGCGAAAGCTGAAGATCAGACGCGGGTCGCGGTGCCCAACGTGCGGTGCGAAGCTGACCGTGATGAGCTGCTTAGCGTGCGATTTAAAAGCAGGCGTATTGCAATGATGGCTCACGAAGAGGAAATGCCTCGGTCGCCAGGTGAGTGGCTAGTGCGGCATCTGGTCGACGAGCTCGGCGTTGCCGAGGACGACGCGATCCTGTGCTGGGTCGAGTTCGAGGACTACTCCAAGCGAGTGGCTCGGTTGCTCGACGAAGACGCCGACACTGTTGCGGTTTGCTTTGACGAAGCGTTTGGCATGTTTGTGTTTATGGAGCTGGAGGACGAGTGATGGAGTGCGTGTTCGTTGTGCCAGGCGAGCCGGTTGCTCAGCCTCGGGTCAAGGCCGTTAACCAGGGCGGGTTCACGCGTGTCTACACGCCAGCAACTGCCAAGCCATACAAGGAAGCAGTACGGATGGTGGCGATGGGTCACTGGCGGATTCCGCCATGCAGTGGACCGGTTTCGGTGCATATCAACTTTCTCTTTCCGAGGCCGAAGTCGAAGACATGGAAGCGGCGAGCGATGCCTCGGCTGCCACACGCGAAGAAGCCAGATCTCGACAACCTGGCAAAAGCTGTTTTGGATGCACTCAATGGCCTGGTTTTCGGCGACGATTCGCAAGTGGTCCATCTGGTCCTGCGAAAGAGTTACGTGGCCGGTGACGAGGAGCCACATACCGTGATCGTGATCAAGGAGGTTGGCGATGACGCCTGATCTCGACGCATTTGAGCCGATGCCCGTTACGACTCCATGTCCGCATCCGAAGCACTCATGGGAGCAGATTGAAGCGCTTCGCGTGCGTGCCGAGCGAGGTGAGGAGTTGTTTCACGCCGAAGACAACCGCCAATGTGCGACGCCTGAGCAGTCGAGCCACTGCATTGCGATGATGAAGCAGAACCGTATCGAGCTAAAAGACCCGACTTGCGAGCGTCAGCCGGTGTTGCCGCGGCGTTGCCCGACGTGCGGAAAAAAGTTCGTACCGCATCGAAGCGACAAACGAAAAAAGCACTGCTCTCGACGGTGCTATGTCGCCTATCTCAGGTCTCGGACGAAGCATTGCCAGTCAGTCGCTGTTTGACACGCATCGGTGAAAAAAGAAAATGAGCTTCGCTCATCGGGATTGCAGGGAGGCCAACACCAGGGCAGGGACGCCCTTTCTCACATGGAGGTTTGCATGCCATCGTTTGTCAACGACTTACTGAAATCACGCCGCTTCTGGGCCGCGCTCGCGCTAGTCGCTGTGCCAGCGATCAACGAAAAACTTAACCTCGGTCTCAGCGAGGATCAGTTCATTGCGACTGCGGTCGCGATCGTTGGTTTTATTGTTGGTGAATCAATTCGCTCGTCGAGCTTAAAGAATGCTTGAGGAACCAAGCGAGGCCAACATCTACGCCGATCGATTCGGTGGCGTCCGGCTACCTGGCCGACGGCTGGCTTACGTTGCAGCTCGTCGGGCGTGGGTAGTTGCCAAGCAGCAACCCGAGGACGCTCAGATTGAGTTTCGCGGTGACTTTCGCATTCGCGGGTTCGATCCGGCGATGATTGAGCTATTGCTCAGGCTAGCCATTCTGCTTTTTGAATTTTGGCTCAAGAACAAGATCGATGAGCCATCTTCGGTTCCGACTGGCATGGAGCCTATTAATTGGGAGAACGAAAACGATGCCGACTAAGGAACCCGCGTCTTGGATACCGTGGATCATTATCGGAATTATGGGTGCGATGCTTTGGCAACACCAGCAACCCGCACCTGTCCCACAGCCTGTGGCACAATCGATTGAGCGTGTTGTCCAGAAAACACACGCCGATACTTCCAAGAACTACGCCAGCGTGTTTCGCTCGGCAGCAGACAAAGTAGCCAGCGGCGAGATCAAGGACGAGGAAGCGCTCTACAACTTTTTGAAGAAGGATTTGGATGATGCGAGAATTGATGCGTCAACTGATTTGGACAAGCTTTTGGATAGCAACATCCCTACTGTTATCGATGACGGCACTCGAGGTGCCGTGTCTAGCTTTCTGCGGCGAGTCGGAGGTGCATGGTGAGCCAAGCGGATCTGACATTTTCGGAACCACCAGAGGATTTCACGGGCTACAGGATCGACCTGGAGAACAGAGTTGCCCTACAGGCAGATGCAACACCGTTCCTAGTGTCGTCGAGCGATTACCTAGCACCGGAGCAGATCGACCCGAGAGCAAAGGTTCGGCACGACAAGCAGGGTGCGATGGGATCGTGTCAAGGGTTCAGCTTGGCGAACTCTTGCGAGTACCTGTTGCTGCTTGCAATGCGGTTGAAGGAGTACAGCGGCGAGCATCAGTTCTCCAGCCTCTACGCGTACCTCGAATCGCAAAGGTTCGATGGGCTATTAGGTCGAGATGTCGGTAGCACAATCGGAGCAGGGTTGAAGGTTGCAAAGGATGTCGGCATGTTGCCTGAGAAGGCGTTGCCGTACAGAACACCTTATCCATCGAATGCAAGATCAATGATTACCGATGCAATGCGGAGTCAGGCATCAACGTTCAAGATTCGATCGTTCAGTTGGCTTAAGTCCTATCAGCAAATCTTCGATTACCTCGCCTCGGGTGCGGGTGCGGTGCATACAGGCACGGTCTGGAACAACTCGTTCTATGCAACCGACGGAGTGCTAGAGAACGTGTCTCTCAGCAACGGCGGGGGTCATGCTACGGCATGGCTTGGCTACAGCACTCGCAAGGATCGGTCGGGTCGCAACTACATCTGGCGACTCAATTCGCACAACGATTCTTGGACTGAGCTATCGCCAACGGTCATCGATCGTTTGTGCGGTCATCCATACACGGCGATCGTTGGAATTTCCGATATGTCAACGCCTGGGCCTCGCAATATCGATTGGACGAAGGAGAGTGTGTTCGCATGACGCAGGAATCTTTGCTTGTCATTCTCGGTGGTGCGGTCATGTCTTCGCTTGTCGGTGCGACGGTGTATCTGTTTCATCGCTTTGAGAAGGCGAAGGAGGAGTTGATTCAAAAATTTGAATCGGATCTTTCGGTTGTGAACTCGCGCCTGAAGGATTGCGAAGACGATCGCAACGCATTGCGAAATCAAATACTCGCCATCCATAAAGAGATGGCTGAACTCAAGCAGAGGTTTGCGTAATGTCCGCAACGTCGCTCGACCTATCGCAGATCAAAACCGATGCACTCTCGGCGGCATCGACGTTTAGGACGTTGATCGGGTTGGGATCGCTTGCAACGCAATCCGGCACGTTTAGCGGCACTTCAAGCGGCACAAACACCGGCGACCAGGACTTGAGCGGTCTGTTGGTTAAGGCAAGCAACCTGAGCGACCTGACCGACGCAGCAACGGCACGCACGAATCTTGGGTTGGGGTCTGGCAATACGCCGACGTTCCTTGCTCTCGCTACCCGCAACGGCACATCACCAACCAGTATTCAAATCACCAACACCTACACCTCGCCAACCTCTTTCGGCGTTCTCGACATCAGGGCCAACGCAGCCCAAACAGCCTACGAGATCAGTTCATTCCTCGGTTCCGCAGGTGGTGCGAATCTTCCGATAAACATTGGTCATCGAAATAGTGCGGGGACGTTTACGAGTGGAGTGAGCGTGGCGTTGAATGGCACTGTTACAGCCGGTGGAAACGGCTTAGTTGCCGCGTCGGTGAACCTCGGTGGAAACAGTTACTACGATGGAAGTGGAGCGTGGCTATCTAGTGGTGGCCACGTCGCATTCAATAACGCGGTACTACGCAGCGGAGGGGCAGGGATTGTATCTATTCGAAACCTCGCTAACTCAGCCGATGCTGCGATAACCTGCGGTGCGATCACGGCGAGCGGTGAAATCATCACCCGCAACGGCACATCACCAACATCAATCCAAATCAGCAACACCTTCACGGATTCGAGCAACTACGAACGAGGCAAGCTCGAATGGTCTAGCAACGTCTTCCGCATCGGCACGGAGAAAGCGGGCACTGGCAGTGCTAGGGCACTTGAGTTGCAGACGGATGGGACGACGCGGCTGACGATAGGGACGACGGGCGTAGCTACGTTTAGTGGTAGAGTTATTGTTCCTGAGTTTATTACGGAAACCGTTGGAAATGACATACTAGCAGGAATCGATGCAACCGGATATTTTTTTGCGTGCGGTTTAACTTCTAACACAAGGCCAGTTTTTTTAGGCACAAAAGGCACAAGTACACATGTTTATATTGCTGGAACGACAGGGGTAATTTGTGCCAGGGGTAAGAGTATTGCGTTTGGAATTACAACTTCAAACACCAGCTTAATATCTGAAAGCAGCGGAACGCTTTCGCTTGTAAATCAAGCCGATTCTCAATCGTTCCGCATCTATAACACCTTTACCTCATCTACAAACTTTGAACGACTGAATCTGCGGTGGGCATCTAACGAATTTATTGTCGACGCAGAAGCAGGAAGTGGTGGCGGGACACTTCGAGGAATCAAGATCGGTGGAGTAACCACATCGTTGCTAGGCTTCTACGGTGCAACTCCAGTTGATCGACCAGATACCGTGGCAGACCCAGCAGGCGGCAGTACGGTTGACGCTGAGGCGCGAACCGCAATCAATGCAATCATCGACCGATTGCAAGAACTTGGACTTATAGCATAGGAACCCAAACCATGATCGACCTGAACCAACTTACTCAAGAACAACGATGGGGCGTAGACTTCGCAACGTTAGAGGCGAATAAGCCTATCGTCACCGAGAACGAACAGATCACCGCAAGCAATGCGAGTCTGCCCGAAGCGGACAAGAAACCGCTCAAGGAACTGTTCACACCGCAGAGCTATCTTGAGTCGGTGATGCGGTCGGCTTGCGATTCGTACTACGCTCAACTCGTGGCGCATAAAAAGAAGACGGTGGAGCAGACGTTTGATTCGCTGTCTCCAGAGCAACAAGCGTTTGTGATTCATGCCATGCAACAATACATTCCGATTCCTGACGTTTTGCCAGTAGCAGTAGAGGTTTAGATGCAACTCGAAATCACCAAAGAAGAACAACAGCAATTGATGGCCTGTCTCGATCTTGCAGTCAAGCAAGGTGGCCTACAAGCCGCAAGTGTGCTACTGCCACTCGCCGCGAAGATTCAACAGTTGCAGGACGACGCCGAACAAGAGAATGCCGAAGCCTAGAATCACGCAAGACGAATGGATCGAGGCGGTGCGAAATTCTGCCGGTGTGGTCGCATTGGTGGCCGCGAAGCTCTGCCTGAGTCGCCAAACGATTTGGGAGCACCGCAAAAAGCACGCTTGGCTTGATGAGGCGTTCAAAGAGACCACCGAGCAATCGCTTGATCTAGCCGAGGCCAACATTAGCGCAGCCCTCCAAGCCGGTAATCTCAAGGCCACGATGTGGTACTTGGAGCGCAAAGGTAAGACAAGAGGATTCGGTCGAGAACTGCAAATCGAAAGCGATTCCCTGTCGAAGCCACAAGTGATTTTGTACCTCCCCGATAACGGAAGAAAACGCAAACCCCAGTAAGGAGCAACCATGGCAATCCAATTTTCAACCACCGTGCGCAACGCGAGACTAGACCAGATTGAAACATCGATCGGTACGGCTCCGACGCTGGAGATTCGCACAGGCTCCCCTCCGGCGAATTGCAGTTCAGCGGACACTGGCACGGTCGTCGCGACTCTCACTCTGCCATCCGACTGGATGGGCGCAGCATCCTCGGGAGCAAAGTCGTTGAGCGGAACGTGGCAGGATCTCAGTGCCGACGCCACCGGAACCGCCGGACACTTCCGAATCAAAGCCGGGGCGACGTGTCACATTCAGGGGACGTGCAGCGCCACGGGTAGCGGTGGTGACATGGAAATCTCACCAAATGCCTCGGTGACTTCTGGCCAGAGTTTTACCGTCAACACGTTCACGCTGACTGACGGGAACGCATAGTGCCTGGGCCCGGTGGTGGTGGTGAATCAGCCGGAGAAGATCCGGGCGCAACGCTCTCGGTCACGCTAGGGGCAGCGACGTGTTCCAGCACGGCAACGCTCGGTCTAAGTGGTTCTTCGAGCAAAACCCTTGCATCGACGACGTGTTCAGGAACGGCCACGGTTCCAGGTAATTTAGCGTCGCTTCGAAACACCTACGAGTACACTGTCGGACCTCCGTCGGGGTATATCCTTGACGACACCACCGCAACTGGCGCAGCAGCACTAGCCGAAACAATGGTCGGCCAATGTGTCGCAACGCTTGGAAACGCTAGCCTGCAATCAACCTCGACCTACGGGTCGCAATCGACCGTAAATATCGCACTCGATGGATTGCTCATCCAGGGCGAAGCAACAGTTGTCGGCAACAACACTGCAACTCTATCCAAGACGCTTGGAGCCGTCACTGCATCGGCCACGGCCACGGTAGCAAGCGATCCAGTGGGCAGAGTTACCAAGACACTTGGCGCAGCCACGTCGTCGGCTACGGCCACGGTAGCGGCAGGGATGGCGGGTTCAGTCGTCAAAACATTGGCGTCGGTATCGAGAGTGTCCACGGCGACGGTAACGGCAGGGATGGCGGCAAATCTAGCGCGAACCCTAGCCACAACGGCCTCTGTGGGTGCAGCTTCGACGCCACCTCCTCGGAACTCACTCTACCTACCATTAGTCATCGGTACAGGGATTGAATAGATGTACAAGAACACCAACGCCACACTCAAGGTTTACGCATTCAACCGCAATACGTCGCAGCCGGTGCTCGGTGACGCGGACAACATCACATGCAAGGTTTCGGTGAACGGTGGTGCTAGAACCGCTCTCAACGACACAAACCCGGTCGAACTAGAAGACGGATACTACCTCTTCGACGTCCAGCAATCGGAGAACAACGGAACGACAGCGGACTTCTTTCCAGAGTCCAGCACGGCGAACGTCCAGGTCATTCCCATCGAGCACGCTCGTTACACAAGGGACACGCTCCAAAGCCTAAGCACCACGGTATCGCAGGCTATCCTCAGCGAATTAGTGAGTCGGTTCCAGATCAGCACCTCAACCTCGGGGTCCGTGCAAGCGATCACGCCGGTAGTGACGCGAGAAGAACGCCAATCTCTTGGGCCGTTTTATGTGGCCGATTTCAATCAGTATCTCAAGACCGACAACGAGATCGTCATTACCATTCATCCGAGCGCCAAGAACGCCACGGGGCGTTTGGTGTGGACTGCAAAGCCGACGGTGGCGGGAGCACAGAACACGATTGCGGTACAGGTCGATTCGTCTTCCGGCTTGGTGACTCCAACGGGCGGGAGCATCGTAGCCGGAGACGGGTCGATCGTCGGACTCGTCAACGGCACCGATCCCGTTCGCCAAGTCCGACTGACCATGAAGGCACGCGGTCTATCGACCATCGCAGCCGGTCGATTCTATTGGGATCTGAGACGGTACGACACATCTCCCAACGCGGTGTGGCAACTAGCGGCAGGCGTTATCGATTTTGCGACACCAGTTAATCAGGCGATTGCGTGACCGAGCAAGCGATTATCGAGATTGGTCCCCAGGAAGGCCCGCAAGAGTCGATCTTGCGTACCAACGCGGATATTGCGATCTACGGCGGTGCGGCGGGCGGGGGTAAGACCTACGCTCTTCTGCTCGATGCACTTCGAGGGATCGACGAACGCGAATGGTCGCCGGTGTTGTTCAGGAGAACGTACAAGCAGATCACGGCCGCGCAGGGTCTTTGGGACAAGGCGTGCGAACTGTACCCCATGTTCGGCGGTCGGATGCGACAGGCCAGCATGGACGCGGTGTTCCCGAGCGGTTGCCGAATCATGTTCAGTCACATGGAGAACGAGGCGGATAAACTCAACTGGCAAGGGACCGCGATCGCCCTCATTGGCTGGGATGAACTGACTCACTTTTCGGAGGGTCAATTTTGGTATCTGGTATCCCGAGCCCGATCGACCGGGAGCATCGAACCCTACGTCCGCGCGACGTGCAACCCGGAGCCGGGCTCCTGGGTCGCGAAGATGCTCGAATGGTGGATCGATCCCATGGCGGGCACTCCGATCCCGGAACGCGCGGGCAAGATTCGTTGGATGGTCCGAGGCGGTGACGATCAGCTAGTGTGGGCCGATACGCGGGAAGAGTTGTCGGGCTACGAAGGAAAACCTTTATCGTTCACGTTCATCCCGGCTACCTTGGCCGACAACCCCGCGTTGCTAGAGCGGGATCCCGATTACGCCAACCGATTGCGAGCACTTCCGAGAGCCGAGCGGGAATCGCTCCTTGGTGGCAACTGGCTCTTCCAAGCAGCGGGCGTCTTCGATCGGGAGTGGTTCAAGACTTACACGGTCCTGCCTGATGGCGGTCTTCAATGGCTCCACCACGGCGAAGTCTGCGAGGCAGCAAAGCACCAGCTACGTCGGTTTGCGGTGATCGACACGGCGGGGACATCGCGCGATCGCGCGGACCAAGATCGAGGCAAGCCCGCGTCTTGGAGCGTCTGCGAAGTGTGGGACTACTATCGGCCTCGGCACACTCTTTTTCTTCGGTCGATATGCCGGATCCAAGTTGAATGGCCAGACCTAAAGTCCCGGTTCAACGACCACATGGAGTCGATGGATGTGCCGATCGCCTACATCGAGAACGCACACTTCGGGCCCGCACTGGCGAAAGAGATCAAAGGCCGAAAGACACGGCTCATCGGCCCCAAACTTCCTGGCATGGCAGAGAGCCATAGAGGGGCGAAACTTGAACGCGCGGTCGCAGCCGGGGCAATTTCTCGGGTCGAGGATGGCTTGGTCCGAGTCCCCGACTCAATGGACCTTTGGGTGCGAACCTACATTGGCGAACACTCGGCATGGCAGGGGAGGCCCGATGAAGTTGCGGATCAGATTGACGGTACGTCTTACGCTTGTTTCGTTTCGAAGGAATTGCAGGCCGCACAATGGGGCGGCGTTGTTGTTGGGAGGCACGGTTCACTATGACAGACAAAGAACGCAAGATTCGATCGTTGAAGACTCACTCGGAGGATCCACTGTTGTCATTCTCGGAGGTAGGGCAGCAGCTTGGAGTGACGAGAACGGCGGTGGCTCAATGGGCCGAGACAGGGCGATTAGCGTATTGCCGTCTGCCCGGCGGTCGAAGGCGCGTCCGCCAAAGCGTCGTCGATCGCATTCGCGAAGAGATCGTTGCTAACGGCGAACCGGAATATCTGAGAGAAGATTGAGAAAGTTTCGCAAGTAGCGTAAGCAGCGAAACTAGCGGTTTTGAGACGGCGAAGCACCACTCTAGCCTGCACTCATGGGCAAGGTGTTTCGCAAAGCGGTTCTATCGGTCAACGAGTACCAAAGCGGTGACGGAAGCGTCACTGTCACTCCTGATCGATTGAAGCACTGGGAGCAAGAGTTTCGGCGACTGTCCGACGCGGGCTATGTCGTTCCGATGCACTTCAACCACGCAGAACTCGACGACTTGGAGATGCTCAGTCCGATCACCATGGACAGCCTCTCCAAACGCGATACGCGCGGAGCGCACAACACCGAAGGCCGGATGGTGGACTTCCAAGTGACTCCCGACGGGCAATCCGCAGAGATCACGGTGGAGGTTCTGACGCCAAGCGCCATCGAGAAGGTGGAGCACAACTCCATCTTCGTCAGCCCTGTGATATTCCCTGAATTTCGCGACGGGCACGGGCACACCTACGCGGACGTGATTACCTCGGTAGACCTCGTTGATTACCCGGTCGATCACAGCCAAGGGCCGTTTGTACCCGCCGAGCCGATCACCATGGGATGCGTCATCCGCATGGGCGTTTCCCCTAACTACTACACACCGAGGATTAAGCGTATGGACATGGCAGCAGGCCAAGACGCAGGCATGGACATGGCTCCACCGTCTGACGGCGGGAACGATCAAGGAAGCGATGTTGTTGCCTTGATTGTGGACGCGCTCCAAGAGTGCGGCATTGCACTTCCCGAGGGAACCGACGCATCCAACATCGTCGATAACATCAAACAAGTCATGGGCAACGGAGGCCAGGGCGCAGCGGGTAGCGGTGCAGGGTCTCCCATGGTGACTTCTCCCGAGATTCAAACCATGTCGGCCCAAGTCCGATCGGCAAGAGCGTTTGCCGAGACAGCCTACCATCGCGATCTACTTGGGCGACTGGAGTCCCTTCGAGATAGCGGTCGCATCATGGACGAAGAGTTCGCACGCTACAGCGCTCGCATCGCAGCCCAGCGGCTTTCCCTCGATGCCTACAACAAGCCCCGAGAAGGGGAAACCGAAAAGTTCATGCGATCGCGCGAAGTGATCCCCGAGGGCACGTTCAAGACAGCCACCTTCCGCAAGGGAGGCGGGTCCAAACTCGCTCGTATGTCGGTGGCCGAACCACCAAACTCCGAAGACGCCGAAGCCAAGGAAAAGTATTGGGTCGGACTCATCAACGGCAAGAAAACCAACTAACCCCAGTCATCGTTTCTAAGGGTGGCACCAGAGGAACGAAATCATGCCATTAGGCGTAGGAACCAGAGCAGACGCACTCGCAACCCGTCCCATTCTGTTCGTGTCGGATGGTCGCGTTCGCGCAACCATTGTGACGCGGATCCTGAGCGGAGCGGCTCGCGATGCGGTCAATACACCGACAACGACTCTTCGCGCTGGGATGGTGCTCGGACAGATCACCGCCAGCAAGAAGCTGGTCCAGTATGACGCTGGGGCATCCGATGGCTCGCAAACGATTGTCGGGATCCTGCTCGATGATACGCGAGTCGTCAACGAGAACGGTGAGGACCAAGACCAACCCGTGCGAGTGCTGATGAGCGGTGACGTTCGAGCTAGCCAACTGCTTATCAAGGGTGCAGCCTTTGTCGGCCACACCAACGAAGCCGCAGCGCGAACGGCACTCAAGGCCGTTGGCAAGTGCTTCCTGTTTGACGACGAGATTGCAGCCTAAGCGGCTCGCAAACAAACCAATTTCAATTCCGAGGGTGGCACTGAGGATTTGAAGAGATGCCAAATTTATTCCAGGACGTATTCAAGCCGCAGGTACTTACCAAGGTTATCAGCGAGCGAGTCGAGGCCACTGGCTCTCTACTCAAGGAGTTTGGATTGCAACCCGGCGGAAACAACGAAACCAACATGGGGCATGGTCGCCTCGGAGCCTACCACGTTTTCAACAACACGTTGAAGACGGCGCAAGGTCGCGCTCCTGGTACGGCAGCGGGTCGAATGCAGATGCAGATCGCCTCCCGCATCCCCTTCGAGTATCCGCGAATGCACAGTTCGATTCCGCTCCTAGCCGAGCAAGTCAACAACATCGGTCGCATCGACGATCCAGCCACGCGCGACAAAGCCGGGGCGAAGATGATTGCCATGCAGACCGGATACCTCGCACAACTCGCAGCCAACTGGCGAACAGCAATGCTCGTCGGGCTGATGCGAGACTCCTTATACTACAAGATCGTGGGCGATTCTTGGTACTGGACCTACAGTTCGTCTGGTGCGGCGGGGCAACTCCCAACGCGCGTTCCGGCTGGCAACAAGAGCCAGTTGAACATGACGGGAGGCGGGAACATTCTCTCGACATCGTGGGCCACCACCGCGTCGGCGGACATCCCATCCAACCTCTACGCGATTCATGCAGCCTTCCAGCGCCTCACAGGCTCGGGGCTGTCGAAGATCGTCACCAAGTCGTCGATTTGGTCTCTGGTCATCAAGAACGACGCAGTGCAAGAGGCACACGGTACGGCGAACACTCCTTACGAGATCATCAGCAAGGATAGCGGATCCGGGCCTGACGGACGACCCATTCAGAACTTTAAGGCGAGACTCTCGTTCATGCCTTGGGTCGAGTGGTGCATCAACGATGAAGGCTTGGAGATCGGCGAGCCCGGCTCCGAAACCTGGACGCCACACGTCCCCGACAACACGGCGTTCTTCATTGCGTCCGACGCAGTGTCGAACGGATCGGACATCGAGTGCTACATCGGTGGCGAACCGATCGCCGAATACGATGGCGGTCCCAAGAGCGAGAAGTTCGGCTTGAATGCTTGGTCTCGGGAGATCGCGAACCCAACCTCGACCGAACTGTTTGTTCTCGACAACGCGCTGATGGTCCATCAAGTTCCTTCGAACTTGGCCATCGGCACTTGCGTGTTCTAGCATCATGCGGGGTGGACGTGGCAATTACCTGGACTTACTGCACAGCCGAAGACGTAGAGAACTTCTTCGGAGCTACGGGTGTTGCGGCGTTCGCGTCTCACGATCTGCGAGGGTCCGAGGCTACCGTAGACGACTGTATCGCGCAGGCAACGGACGAGATCAATCTGTACGTTCTGAGGCGGTATGACGAGGCTGGGGTAAAAACCTCCAGAATGCTCCGTCAATGGTGCGTTGTCATGGCCACCGTCTACTTGTGCGAACGTCGAGGGAACCCGGTCCCTGAGTCTCTCGTCGCAGAGTATCAGCGGATTGCGGAAAAACTCCCGCTCATCATGCGAGACGAAATGCGGATCCCCGGCGTCCCACTCAAGGGGCTCAACGTCCCGATGTTCTCGAACATGCACATCGATCGGCGATACGTTCGACGCCAACAACGGGTCGCGATCAATTCGACCAACATGCCAAAGCAGCGGCCTCAAGACTCGGAGTTGACCCAGTTTGACTACTAGAGTTTATTTTCGAGGCACGCGCGATCAAGCGAGGGAAGTGATTAACCAAGTCCGGTTGTCGCTCACCGGCAAGGCTGTTGACATGACTGGCGTTGCCAAGGGTGTTTTCCTGTCTCTTGGGTTTGCGGCGCTAACGGACATCCATGCGGACTTCGTTCGTAAGGCCCGAGGCGGAACCGGCGAAGACGGCGTGAAGTGGCCACCGCTATCCCCCAAGACGCTAGCCTACTCGCGGCGATTTGGGCCAGGGGAGCAGACACGGCTCAAGCGGGCTCACGGGCTCGGCAGAGGTCACAAGTACGCACCCGTCGGAACGGGATTGCTATCGGCGGCACAGTTGCGGCAATGGCGACTTTACTTTCGTCGCAACCTCGCATGGCTCATCACCAAGTACGATCCAGAAACCGCCAAGTCGATTGCGGCAGGCATGGCGTGGAATCGCATCAAAGCCGAAGGTGGAAAGACCAAACTCCAAGTCTACGGCAACCGACCGCATGAAATTCTCCGAGACACGGGCGTCCTCCTCAACTCCCTCTCTCCCGGCGAACTTGGGGGCGATGGGGTTTCCTATCGCAAGCCGACAGGGGACGGAGGCGACAACCAAATCTTTGCGGCACTCGCAAACGGCGTGATCGTCGGAACGAACGTCAAGTACGCGGCAACGCACCAATACGGCGATTCGAAACGCAGGATACCGGCCAGACCCTATTTGCCAGCCAAAGTCCCCGATCTTTGGTGGGGGCGCTGGAGCAACGCATTAAGCAACGCATTGGAAATTGGACTCTCTCGAATGATCCAAGGGGGGGCCAGTGCTTAACGCTGAACCCTACCTTCTCGAAACCGTTCTCGATGCGGTGCAGACCGCCATGGGACTGACCGATCAGCAATGCTCGATCGAGTCCGACGACGACTTTGTTCCTCAATGGGCTGGCGATCTGTACGTTACGGTCACTCCTGCATCGCTCAACCTTGGGCCCGTGCATCAAACGTCAGGAACTACCAGAGACATGGAGTTCGGATGCCGAGTTGCGGCGTTCTTGCGGTCTCGCAGCGTCCCACGCGATTTGAGACGGACTCTCTTTTTGGATCAAGTCAAAGGCATCAACGCGCATCTCGACAAGATCATCAAGGCAGTGGACTGGAACCCCTCCATCACCGTATCAACCAACACGGCGCTGAAGGTTCAGGAACCCAACGCCAAGGGCTTCATTGGGTATCTGCGATTGGTTTCCGTCGATGCCAAGCCGAGAGGCGTCGTCTCAGACGTGTACGGAGCCGCAAACCAAGGCGGGACTGGCGTCGATGTCTACGCGGGAATCACTCGCGGCGCGGTCTTTGGTCGATTGCGGAGGATGGAAACGCTATGAGCGGCATCGTCATTCCTCGGGACCGAACGGACAAACAACCACCTACTGGTTACTGCCTCAACCCAGAATGCGCAGTGGACAACCAGCGTTATGAGTTCGAGGTCAAGCACGATCGATTCGCGTGTCCGAAGTGCGGAGCCAGCAAGCCACCGATTGTCGGACTATTGGTCCTGACGCATTGGTTTGTACCGGCAAAGAACGGTCCCATTGAAGACGGAGGCGGTTTGCGGTTCAAACTCGCTTGCGATGACAAACGTGCGTATTTGGCCACGTTTACGAATCTTGAAGCGGCAACCAAAGTCCTGGACCTTGTGAACTGCCCAGGGTGTTTGAAGTGGGACGAAGATCAACGCCGAAAGGCGGGAACTTTTTTTAGGAGATAGGAACTATGGGATTCACAAGCGGTGCCTATTCGGCGACGTGGAACAATTTGGCTTGCGGACAGTCGAAAGACGGATACCGGATCAGCCATCAATTCATGAAACGCCTCATCACTGGCGACAAGTGGGGCGACACCCCGCAAGACGCGATCGTTCGCGGGATCGATGTGACCATCGAGTTCACGCTGATTGAGTTCGACGGCGCAGCGGTACAGACCCTAATGAACCCTTACGGGACGGGTTACACCGCAGGCCAGATCGGACGCCTTGATGTCGGCGCTGGCGGTGCGGGTGCTTTCTGCAAGCAGTTGGTGCTGACCGCACTGCAAACGAACCCTGGGCCGCTCCCTGCGACGATCACATTCCCTCGCACCATCTTGCATGAAAACTTCCCGGTCACGCTGTTGCAAGCGCCAGACCTCCGCGAAGTTCCAATTCGCTTGCGAGCGTATCCCGATCTGAGTACCGGAGCGTTCCAGTCGGCATAAGCGACAGCGATGGATGGCGCACAGTTTCACATCGTCCTCGTTGACGACACAAACGCGAGTGTAGCGAATCCGGCCAAGCCGGAAGCAACTACCTCCGCGCCTCCACCGACCGCGAAGCCAGACACGCAACCCACTGGTGCAACGAAAAAAGCCGATCGGCCCACTGACGGAGCCGATACCCGTGCCACCCCGGCAAAATCAGGGGCCGATCGGACGCACAAAACCGAAAAGAGCGATGCGGACAAAATCAAACATGCTGCGCTCGAAATCGTAGACTTGGCACATTTCACTCGCGCGATAAACACTCTATCTGACGTGATTGCGCGATCCAAGACGATTGTGGAGGGTGGCGTTTCTCTCTACAAGATGCTGTTTGCTAGACCAGCAGAGAAAGCAACACCGCAAAAACAAGAGACGCCCAAAAAGACCGAAGCGGAGCCAGTTGCGAAGCCGGAGCCCGTTGCCGAGACTCCACCACCAGAGCCAGTTGCGAAGCCGGAGCCCGTTGCCGAGACTCCACCACCAGAGCCAGTTGCGAAGCCGGAGCCCGTTGCCGAGACTCCACCACCAGAGCCAGTTGCGAAGCCGGAGCCCGTTGCCGAGACTC